GCCGCAATTAGGCGGCGTTTTAATGGTGATCCGGCGGATTTTTTGGAATTTGTTCAGAATCCGGAGAATCAGGAGGAGCTGGTTGAGCTTGGCCTTGCTAAGAAGGCGGGAGTAGAACGGGAGCCCTCTGTGGCTGTGCCTGCTGCTCCAGCTGCTCCGATTACTCCGGAGGTTATTCTAGATGCCGGTGGTGGTGATCCTGCCGTTGAGGCCCCGTAGGGGCCGTTTCACAGTTTCTTACTTGATGTAACTGTGTGGACTGACAGGTTTTTTGATATTGTCAGTCCTACCCCCCTAAAAAGGGGGGTGTTTGAGGGGGTGTTTTTTTTGGAGGTGAGGTATGGCGTACGGTAGGAAGCGTTCTAAGATGGGTCGGCGTAAGTCGAGGCGGGATTTCACCCGCAAGTCTGGTGCTCACCGAAAGAATATTCGTAGTCGTCCTATGCGTGGTGGGATTCGGTTGTAGGTGCCGTGTTTCCATCCGCTGACTGCCTGGAAGGATAGTTGTGGGGCGATTACTTTTACCCACGCCTTGGGCGTGGGGTTTCGTTTTCCTCTGCCATGTGGGCAATGTAGGGGGTGCCGCCTCGAGCGCTCCCGGCAATGGGCGATGCGATGTGTCCACGAAGCGTCGTTGTTTGACGAAAACTGTTTTATTACGTTGACCTATTCGGATGAATTTTTGCCGTCTGATGGTTCTTTGAATAAGAAGCATTTCCAGGATTTTATGAAGCGGCTGAGGTCTCGTTTTGTTGGTAGGCGTATTCGGTATTTCCATGCTGGCGAGTACGGTTCGCAGTATCGTCGCCCGCATTACTACGCCTGCCTTTTCAATTTTGATTTTGCGGATAAGAAGTTATTCAGAAGAGCCAACGGGGTGTCTCTTTATACTTCTAGCATTCTTGACGATGTGTGGAGTCATGGTTATGGTTCTGTGGGATCACTTACCTTTGAGAGCGCTGCTTATTGCGCTCGGTATATTATGAAGAAGGTGACGGGTGATCTTGCTGCGGAGCATTATCTGGGGTGTGATGAGATTACTGGCGAGCTCACTGAGCTCGCGCCCGAGTATACGACGATGAGTCGTAGACCGGGTATTGGTCGCGAATGGTATGAGCGGTTTCGCGGGGATGTGTTCCCCGGTGATAGTGTGGTTTTGCGGGGCCGCGAGATGCGGCCGCCGCGTTTTTATGATTGTTTGTACGAGCTGGAGAATCCGGAGGATTTTAGGAGAATCAAGCGGGAGCGGATTCAGGCGAGTTTTCGTGCGAAGGATGATTGTACTCCTGAGCGTTTAGCAGTTCGGGAGCGTTGCCAGGAGCTTGAGGAGGCTCGGTTTTCGAGGAGAGGCGATTATGAAACATAAGATGTTTTCAGTGTTCGACGTCAAGGCTATGTGTTATTTGCCGCCCTTTTGTTTACCTGAGACGGGCATGGCGTTACGTGTCTTTGGTGACTGCGTTAATTCTAGTGATCATCAGTTTGGTAAGCATCCTGGCGATTACACTTTATTCGAGCTTGGCTCGTTTGATGATTCAGTGTGTGTGGTTAGTTGCACCCCCAGCGCCGTGAAAGTTGTGAACGGGCTTGAGGTGGTGCGTGTTGTTGATTTTTCTGCTGAGGGTAATCAGCAGGTTTTAGATTTGAAGGCTCGTTTTGAGGCTGACGGAGAGGATTCTCATGAAACAGCGTAGCGTTATGGGACATAAGTTTTCTGAGGTGCCGAAGGCTGATATTCCTCGTTCTTCGTTTGACCGGTCTCACGGTCTTAAGACCGCGTTTGACGCGGGTTTTTTGATACCTATTTTTGTTGATGAGGCGTTGCCCGGGGATACGTTCAATTTGAATATGACCGGGTTCGCTCGTTTGGCGACGCCGATTTTTCCGTTGATGGATAACTTGTTTATGGAGACGTTCTTTTTTGCAGTGCCCCATCGTTTGCTTTGGACAAACTGGGAACGGTTTTGCGGGTCGCAGGACGATCCGGGCGATTCTACGTCGTATTTGGTTCCGACACGGAACATGGCGACGGCTGCTGTTGCGAGTTTGGCGGATTATATGGGCGTACGTCCGGCGATGCCGTCGCCGTTTGATGTGAATGCGTTGCCGTTTCGGGCTTACAATCTTATTTGGAACGATTGGTTTCGTGATGAGAATCTTCAAGATTCTGTGGATACTAGTACGGGTGATACGGATTCGACGACGTATGTTCTTTTGAGACGTGGTAAGCGGCACGATTACTTCACGTCTTGTTTGCCATCCCCTCAGAAGGGGGTGGCGATTGGTTTGCCGTTAGGCATTAGAGCCGATGTGACGATCGACGCAGACGATCAGGAGAATGTCGGCGTTTTTAGTTCTGTTCGTTCTGGCTGGGAGGCCATGACGACTGCTGGTGGTGCTAATGATCCGGTGAGGCTTGAGGAGTCGGCTCCGGTTCCGCATGCGGATGGTCATTTGTATGCTGATTTGTCGAACGCGACGGCGGCGACTATTAACCAGTTGCGTGAAGCTTTTCAGATTCAGAAGTTGCTTGAGCGCGATGCGCGAGGTGGTACTCGGTATACCGAGGTTATTAAGGCACATTTTGGTGTGACGTCTCCGGATGCGCGGTTGCAGCGCCCGGAGTATTTGGGCGGCGGTAGCTCGCCTGTTGTTATTTCTCAGGTTCCTCAGACGTCTTCGACGGATGTGACTACGCCCCAAGGTAACTTGGCGGCTTATGGAACTGTGAGTATGCACAATCATGGCTTCAGTAAGAGTTTTACTGAGCACTGTGTTTTGATTGGGCTTGTTTCGGTGCGTGCTGATTTGACGTATCAGCAAGGGTTGCACCGGATGTGGAGTCGGCAGACTCGGTTTGATTATTATTGGCCGGCCCTCAGCAGAATTGGGGAGCAGTCCGTTTTGAATAAAGAGGTCTACGCTCAGAGTACTGCGGCCGATGATTTGGTTTTTGGGTACCAGGAGCGGTATGCGGAGTATCGGTACGCCCCGTCTAGGATTACGGGAATTTTGCGTTCTGATGCGGCTGGTACTTTGGATGCGTGGCATTTGAGTCAGGATTTTGCGGCTTTGCCGGTTTTGAATGCGTCGTTTATCGAAGATAATCCCCCGGTGGACCGGGTGATTGCGGTTCCTGCGGAGCCGCATTTCATATTTGATTCGTATTTTTCGCTGCGTTGCGCTCGGCCGATGCCGTTGTTCGGTGTACCGGGCATGATAGATCATTTCTAATCTAATGGCCTGGGCGACGATAGGTAAGTTTGCTTCGAAGTTTGCCGGCCCTGTTTTGGGCGGCTTGTTTAGTGCAGCTGGTGCTGGGCAACAGCAGCGTTTTGGGGCCGGTCAGGCGCGGATTCAACGCGAATTTCAGGAGCGTATGTCCAGTACTGCGCATCAGCGAGAAGTCGCTGATTTACGTGCGGCTGGTTTGAATCCTATTTTGTCAGCGACCGGAGGAAGCGGTGCATCGACTCCGGGGGGAGCGATGGCGCAAGGTGTTAATATTACAGGGGCGGGAGTTTCGACCGCCCTGGGGGCCTTGCGTTTGAAGCAAGAGGTTGCGAATTTGAAAGCTGTTGAGCAGGTTTCTGTTACCCAAGCGGAAGCGAATAGCGCTAGAGCGTTGTTGAGTAGAACGCAGGCGGGTGTTATAGCGCCTTTGGGTAGTATTGGTGAGGAAGTGGGTATCGCCGTGGATTTTGGGCGATCCTTTATTCCGAACGTTTTGGATTGGCTTAAGAGGCAGGGGGCGTCTGCCCGAGCCAATTTTTTGAAAGTTATTTCTTATGATAGCGCGGGAGACGAGCGAGCTCGTCGTAAGCGTGGTGCTGTTGGTTTGACCATGGGTCAAGGTGTCCCGAGGACGGGTTACTCGGACGAGAGGAGATAGTTTTGGAAATTTTTAGCGCAGCGAATTTGGGGCCCCGTGTTCAGGTTTCTCCGGTCGGTAAGAGCCGGACGAAACAGTCTTTTCGTGAGGAGTCTGAGATTAATAATATTATGGCTCGGTACACGAAGACGGGGATTATTGACCATTTTGGTCAGTATGGAGGCGAATATGGATTCGCCTCTAGTGTTGTTTTTCATGAAGCGATGAATGTGGTTACTAAGGCGGATCAGATGTTTGAGGCTTTGCCTGCCGCAATTAGGCGGCGTTTTAATGGTGATCCGGCGGATTTTTTGGAATTTGTTCAGAATCCGGAGAATCAGGAGGAGCTGGTTGAGCTTGGCCTTGCTAAGAAGGCGGGAGTAGAACGGGAGCCCTCTGTGGCTGTGCCTGCT